TTCAGACAAGAAAATCCCGGCCGTTCTATCGTTATTACTGATGTTCGATTTTCTAATGAAGCATTCTGGATTAGAAGTCATGGTGGGGTTGTTATATTTCTTGAAAGTAAAACAAGAGGTATTCACGAACATACTGGTCATTCAAGTGAGAATGGTTTAACTGGTAAAGATGTTGACCTTATTATGGAGAATGATGGTACTATTGAAGCTTTCCATGAAAAACTGGAAGAAATGAGAGGACAAAAAGTAACGTGAGATATTTTCGATATACATTAGATGATATGAAGAAAGAATCTGATAAGAAGAAGTTTAACTATATCACATTCTTTGCTGGTGGTGGCGGTTCTTCATCAGGGTATAAACTAGCTGGTGGAAATTGTTTGTTTATGAATGAGTTCCAGCAGGTTGCAGTTGATACCTATATGGAAAACTGGCCTAATACTCCTCATATATGTGATGATATCAAAAATGTTACTGGACAACAGATAATGGACATGGCAGGATTTAAAAAGGGTGAGTTGGATTTACTTGATGCAAGTCCGCCATGTCCCCCCTTTTCTATGTCAGGTTCAAAACGAAAAGGTTGGAATAAAGAGAAAGTTGCTTATGGTAAGAAACAAAAAAACATTGAGGACTTGACTTGGGAAGTTATTCGGATTGCTAAAGAAACAATGCCAAAGGTTATTATTTGTGAGAATGTCAAAGGTCTTACAATGGAATATGCAGCTGACCATTTCCAGAAAATGATTAAGGATACTGAGGCACTTGGATACCATACAACCTATAAAGTATTGCGTGGACATGATTATGGTGTACCGCAGAAACGTGAAAGAGTTTTCATGGTGTCAGTACGGGATGACGTTGTTAAAGATGTCGGATTAAACTTTATGACAATGAGTACCCTTTTTCCAAATCCAGAAACGCATGAGCCAACAGTCAGGGAAGCTATAGAAGATTTACAGAATGACCCTAAGAATAAAGAAGAGGCACAAGAACTTACAGAGTTGATGAAGAATAGTTCTAAAGGTAAATGGATATATGGGTTTGATACTCACCCTGATTATCCTAACTCTGGCCCATGTAAAGGATTGAAAGGTGTTGACTACAATGGAAAGGTATTATCTATTGGTGATAATGTAGTTGGCCCATGGTTTAAAGAACAAGTTGCAAGAGGTGTTATTAAACCAGAAGATGAAAAGCATTCCTATTATATGTCAAGGATTGTACCTTGGGATCAAGCTGCACATTCATTGACTGAGCAAGGATTACAACCAAAGTTCATGGGTGGAAATCATATGCATCCAGAAGAATATCGGGTGTATACACCAACCGAGGCTAAACGTATTATGAGTTTGCCAGAGGATTATAAACTTACAGGAACGATAGATGAGAAACAAGCAAGGATTGGATTGATGGTTGCACCTTTATGTATGAAGTATCTTGCTGATAGTATCTATGAAAAAGTCATAAAGGTCTATAATGAAATACATAAAAACTAAAAAAGATTACGGTTACGATGAAACGTATGCTAAATGGAACGGCCAGTTCCTAGATGAAAATTCTTATGATGAGGTTTTCACTATAACAGAGGATACAGCGATAATGAAACCTGTAAACTCTGTTGATGGTTCGGACGTTCCATTGGCATACGTTATTACAAATGCATATCCGAATGATAATGTAAGAGATACGTTGATGTCAATAACAGAAACTACAACCATGAGAGCAAATTGTAGTGGGCCCATTGATAAAACAGAAATGGAAGACAAAGGTTTAGTTGAAGGTATCAACTATCAACTAAGATCACCCAACTCATATCAGACTAAAATGAAAAATGGTGAGTGGGGTATGATTGCTTATGCAAATGAAATTCATTCTGTTATGATAGGATTTAAAAGAGGAAGGTTTACTGGTGCAATAGAATCATCTGGCTGGACTAAAGATAATCCAGAACGATGGGAAACACTACAAGAAATATCTAAATGGAATGAAGAAGCATTTAAAAAAGCAAATGCAAGTATCTATGAGAATCAGAAAACATTTGCTGAATCTTACATTGACCCAAAACATAGGGTAGGTGGCGGAATCTTTACAACATTATCTGCTAACCGATACAATGCTGGACAGAGTACAAAAATGTCAGCTCATATAGATAGTGGTGATGTGAACGCAGGATTGACTACAATGTGTTGTTTTAGGAAAGGGGAATATACAGGTGCTTATCTTGCATTTCCTCAATACAGGGTAGCAATAGATGCTCCAGATAACTCTGTCGTTATTGCAGATAGTAATAGATTGCATGGGGTAACAGAGATACATGGAGAGGGAGAAAGATTTAGTTGCGTTGCGTATTGTGATGGTAGATTAGCTACAATGGGTGACGCTGGTAAACAAGTTAAAGCAGTAGGTAGGTTTGCAAAGGAAAAGACTCCTAATTTAGAGAGTTTTTGGGAGTAAACTTTTTCCTTGTATTGTGACAACCATTGTGGTATAATGGTTATATTAAATGATTGATAATATCATCAATCATAATTTAGCAAAGGAGTTGAAGCATGAGAATTGAAAGGATCAACGCTACGCCGCCGTTAGGATGGCCAAGTAAAGAGTCTTGTTCTTACTTGTTCAAAGTTACGATGTGGTGTAGTGAAAATGGTTGTTGGATGTATTACGGTGGAAAGAGAACATTAAAAAATCTTGATGAAACAGTTGGAGCTTATGTTGGATCATCTGATGTTCCAGAGTATAACCGTTTATATGCAACATCTGAGGAAGTCAAAATTGAATATCTCAATTTTGATAATAAAAAAAACATCGGAACAGGAGAAATTGAAATGCTTACAAATGCAAATGCAGCAAAATCACCACAATGGTTCAATCAAACCAATGGTGGTGGTGCTGATTCAAAAGGTTTTACTGGTATGAAATTGGTTTATGAAATTAATAAGAAACTTCAATCTTATTGTTATAAGGAAAAGAAGTGGACTAATGATGTAGTACATTTTCCAATTGGTTTTATGGAAAAGGCCGATATTAAGATTTCTCTATCACCTGAGTTTTGTCTTAAAAATTCAAGGGCAGAAAGTGGTAAGGTTCTCACCGATCACTACCCATCAATTAAAGAAGGTATGGCGAAAGAGCCAAAAGCAGATAATTGGAAACCATTAGTTTTACTGATGCCAAAAAAGCAAACAGGAAAACCTATGGTTTCAAAAGATAAACCAAAAACTACTGGTGTTCCTTTGATTGTTGGTGGAAATCATAAAGGTTGGGCTTGTGTAGAAACCAAACAGGGTTATGGTTTGAATACTATTGAGATTCCATACTCCATTTGGAGTAAACTGTCAAATGCTGAAATCAGAGCTCTTGGGAACTTGAATAATCCAATTAACGGAAAGCCTGAGAGAGAACAATCTATTGACGATGCAGTAGTTACTATTATTGACCTTTGTGATGAAAATGATCTTACGAAAAAGGTTGATAGGGATGGAGTGCTGGTGGATATTTTTGATGTCAAGCATGATATTTGTAAAAAATATTTAAAGGAAAGTGGTTTTAATGATTATAAAGTTAAAAAGATTTTCCGAGAAGCACAAACTAAAGTTGAGAAAGAACTTGCAACTCAGTTTGGTGCAAGTTTGATTTGTTGGCAGGATGAGTCTTTGGCAATTGAAGCAAATGAATTATATAAGAGTTTTCTTGAAGATTCGATGGAGTATTGGGAGAACAAAGACTGGATTACCTATAAAATCTCTGGAGCACATTTTGATGCTAACAAAGTTATGCAACAATTTGAAAAGATAGAGAACAAAGGTAAAACAAAACTGCGATTATTTCCATACTTTAAAAATAGTGATGAAGAGAAAGCCTGGCACGATTCAGAAAAAAATAAGAATGGTGGTATGACAGGTTTAGAACAATGGAAAAATCGAAAGAAGATATTTTTTTCTAAATTCACCATTGAAGAAACTTATTTACCTGTTACCACTACGGAGTTTGATGCTACACTTTATAAACCTGCTCCAGCACCTGCTCCTGCTCCTACTGATGAATCTGAAGATCAGGAAGCTGCATGACACTAAACGGAGTGTATCACATAGCAAAGATTGGGGATATAATATATAGTTTACCTGCTGTGTATTTGAGAGGTGGAACTAAGTATTATAAAATCAAAAGGGAAGGGGTATGTGAATACCTC